GTCTGCGATCACCCGCCGGCTTTAGGCCAGGGAGGACCCGTTATGCGCATAGCCGCATGGCAAGCTGCTCGGTCATGGGCTGCCCCTTGGCGAGTGCGGCCTGAATTGCAAGCCATCTGGTCTCGGCAAAGAAGGGCTGAGCCTTGTACCACTGCTCAACAGGCGCAGATCGCTTGCTGTAGTTGCAGGTAGCACAGGCAGGAACGATGTTGCCGAGGTGATGCTCTCCACCTTTGCTGATCGGGATGACGTGCTCGACCTGCAGGTCGCCTTGAGCACCGCAATAGGCGCAGCAGTGCTCGAACTCGACCCACCTGCGCCAAAGCTGGTCAGGGCTCAGCATCACGGTGCGGCTGCCTCGTTCGCGCGCTTTGCGTTGCTTGGACTTGCTGCGGTTGTAGAGACGCAGTTTCAGGTTGGTCATGTAGCGCCAGCGCAGTTGACGCAATCCACGCTGCCGATTGAACTCAGCATGATCGTCAGGGTATGCGCGCCAATACTCGAGTTGCTGGTCGTAGACAAGTCGCGCCACTGATGGCAGGCGACCAGCACGCCTGATGGCAGCGTTAAGGGCTCGAGCTTCATGCCATTCGATACCATGTTTTGCTTGCCTATCTGGTCTGACATATCCAGGCTGTGCACGTCTCTTGCGTACGCTTGCGGCTTGTTTGGCCAAGAACTCAGGATCTTCCTGCTTGCGACGTTCTTGACGCTTAATTGAATCTTGTCTTTCGCATAAAACACAACCGGCTCGAGGTTTGTTGTATCGCAACGATTGGCCCTTGCCTGTCCAATCGTGGCCACGCTTGCAAATGGTGCCTAGCTTGAACTGCGCTGGTATGGGCCCGCCCGGAAGGGGTAGCTCGTAAGCTGCTGGCATCGCCTGTCGCCTCAGGTGGTCACGGCTTGGGCAGCGTCAACTGCGCCAAGCCACCACATTATCGCGCTGATGCAACAGCCCGCTCAAGGCTGCTGCGGAGGTAATCACCAAAACGTCGCTGAACCACCTTCTGGCCGATCTGACCCATTGGGAAGATCGGCCTGTAGGTAGCCGACGGGACTGCGACGAACAATGGGATCAGCCTGTTCTTGCTTCCGCGTTGATAAACGCCAGGCGGGCGGGCGCCTCCTGTTGGAGTGCCGATGAAGACAGAATTACGGCCAGTGCCGCCGATCTGGCCTGTGATGCGCCTCAGAGCGGCCAGGGAGACGTTCCCCTGTGCGTTGCGGCGGACGACAGCCGGTATGAGTTTGGAGCCCTCTGGGAGGCTTCCAGCGGCCTCTCCAAGGTATTTGGCCTCAAAAGGCTTCGTCCCGCGGCGCCCCCCGGTGATGTTGCGGAGTAGGTAAGGGACTCGCTTGGCTTCAGGAAAGACCGTGGCAACAAGGCTGCGCTTGCTGCTTTTTTCAACGCGCCAGCCGTTCTGAATGAAGGTCGTAGGCCTGTCGAAGTATTGCCGGGTTGCTCCACCCAAGGCTGTGCGCGCATCAAATGCCGTGCGGTTAATCGCCTGGCTGATCGCGAACGGAAGTTGTTTGGTCATCGTGTCGGTCCACACGATGGCCTTGGGCAGCTCCGAGCGGATGTCGAGGGTGAGGGTAGCCATGCGCCAAGGGTAGGCCGGCAGGCCATCCAGGCTCCTACCAACCTCCCAACCTCGCCTACCTTGGCTATATAGCTCCTTTTTTCTCTACCCTCTCCTTTTCATTACCCTTTATTCAATAGGTTAGTAGGTTAGTAAGGTAGGTAAAAGGGCTGCAGGGCAAAGGGTTTCGACTCTCCAACCTCATTTTGAAGGTTGGACAAACACCCATTTGTTCCTACCTCCCAACCATGCGCGTTTCTTTTCGTAACCCAGTTCACGCAGGATCCCGGCCACCTGCATCTGATCGGCACGCCCCTGGCGCTCGACTGGCTTGTTGATCGCTTGGGTCAAGATGGCCTCGCTGGTGATCGGTTCGATGCTCCTGCGGTTGGTCAGCCACTCCTGGATGGCGGCCTTCCATGGGCTGTCGACGAGGTAGCTCTCGTTTTCGGTGTCCACCTGCTGGGCGTGCTCTCGGCTGAGATGGTTGGGCTCGCCGTTGCGGTAGGCGGCGACGGCGGCCGACCAGATGGCGTCCCGCTCGAGCAGCAGGCCATCGACGGGGATGTGTGGGGCGGCAGTCACAGGTATGACCCAGAACCGCCGGTTGCCGGTGTCATCGACCAGGAAGCCGGTGTCCCGGTTGGTGGATCCGACGATGATCGAGCGACGCGGGAACGACTCTGTAGCGCGCTGGTATGGCGCGCGGAACATGTCGGTCTGCTGGGTGAGGAAGGCCTTGATTTGACCAGCGTGCTTGCGGCCGGTGATGTGATCGAGTTCTGCCCATTCCATGAGCCAGGAGCGGTGCAGGACCATGAGGTCGTCTTTTGATCCGATGTCGCGCAGGGCATCGCTGAACCAGAGGCCGCCGAGGTTGCGCCAAAAGGTGCTCTTGCCGCAGCCCTGTGGGCCCATGAGGACGCAAGCCGAATCATGCTTGCAGCCGGGCTCAAAGATGCGGCGAACCGCGGCGATCAGGGTGGCCTTGATCATCGCGTCGTAGAGACTGCCGGGTTGGTCCGTCGGGCGCAGGTAAGCGGTTGCGAGGTTTTCGATCGATGTGGCTGGGACGTGATCGGCAACGTGTTCGAGGTATTCACGAACGGGGTCGTAGGGATTCTCAAGCGCGACGACATGGATCGCATCGGCTGCGAGTTCTTTTGAGACCTTGACGCCCTGCTGAGCAAGTTGCAGGTAGAAGTGATCGATGTGTTCAAGCGGCTTCTGATCAAGTTCGATGGCTGAAGTGAACAGGTTCCACCGAAGTGCGGCGCCGAGTTGCTGCCGTAGCAGCTCCAGCAGCTGATTTGATTCGAGCTTCAGGAGCTTGCCGTCTGCCGCTGTAGGCTTGTTGGCGTCATGCTCCTGTGGGTGGGATGCAGCCTGTAGCCGTCTGGTCGGTGCGACTGGGCGGCTTTTTTCATGGCCGGCCATGTGAGCAAGGGTGCCGAGGCTGACGCCGCCGGTGTCGGCCTTGAATGTGCGCCACTTGGCTTCGCAGGTGCCTGGCTCGAACTTGCCTGAGCTGGCCGACCATTTGATCCAGTCCTGCAGGAGGCTGTCATCACTGACGCTATGAAGCGCCATGCCGACCTTGACCCAGGTGTCATAGTCATCGGCATCAGCTGCGGGTATGCGATCGAGGAAGTCTCGGGCGCGTTGAGCGACAGGCTCTGGGATTCGGATCAGCGGGGCTGGGTCAGGCTGCTTGCGCTGCATCTGCTGCAGCAGGACCGATGGTGCTTCTGCGATGGGCAGATCGTCGGGTGATCGATCTTTGAGCCATCTGTAGGCCCCGGTCATGGGATGGGCGCCGGCCACTACGGACTGGCAGCCAGACCAGCGCAGTTCAAGCTGTTCGCCCTTGATGGAGCTGCGCAGCTTAGTGGTCTTGATGGTGGCCCAGAACGGCTCAGGGACCTGGTAGATGATCTGCAGCCGGCCATCACGGCCGGAGGTGACCGCCCAGGACTTGGGTAGGTCACGCAGTGGCGCGCCGATCTGCTCGAGGACTTCGGATGCGCCAAGGCCGTCGTGATCGACGAACAGCAGGCCACCGGATTGGGGACCGGCTAGGACGCCGATTGCAACGGCACGGCCGGCGTTGATCTCAGCGGCGAGGTGCTGGCGCGAGATTGGGGTCTTCTGCCATTCCGGTTGATAGGGGCGTTTGTCATTGCCAACGGCTACAAGCGCCCACGCGGAAGGGAGCCGCTCGAGCTGAGCGACGAGGCTGATCGGGTCCATGCTGGCCTGTGGGGTCCCGAAGTTTAGCTAGCAGGTTGGCAGGTTGGACAGTAAATCTTCAGCATCTGAAACAGAACGCGCGACGCCGGCGACCCCACCAGCACCGCGTACTACGCCCAGCCAGGCCTGCTGCTCTGGTCTGAGCCGACCGGTGGCGGTCTTGATCTCGATCGAGGTGAACACGGCCAACCGCTGGCCGACCATCTCAGGGGTCACCACCACCGTGCGCCAGCCGATCAGATCAGCAGAACCACGGGCCAGGCCGAAGGTGACCAGTCGACCGGTACGAGGATCGGGCAGGCTGCCCACCTGATTGCGAAACAGTCGCAGATCAGATCGGGAACCGACCGCCAGGCGTATCTGCTGCTGCAGGGTGGTTTCGGCGTTGGCCATCCTTCACCGACCGGGCATAGAGCACATGCTTGGCCCACGCTACGGGGTTGCGCATGTTGCGGGCATGGCCGATGGCGATGAGCTGCTGAAGGGTTTGGGCTTTGCCTTGCTCGCGGCGGCGCAGCTGCACATCGATGCGCTTGAGCTCCTTTAGCTCGCCGTCCACCTGCTGCATGGGACGGCGCTGCTCTGGTGCGCAGTTCGCCCCGCAAACCGGGCATTGCGGCGCCGGCCTGAATGCAGCGAAACATGCCGGGCAGGTCCGAACCGATGGCGCTGGCTGACTGCCACCTGCGCGCCGGGCACCATGCTCGAGCGACCATTGGCGAATGTCATCAGGGAAGCCGTGCCGGGTGACGTTGCCGACGTGATCGAGGATCAACGCGGCGTCCTTGCCTGGTGCGGGCCTGAGCACGCGACCAACCTGCTGCAGGTACAGGCCAAGCGATTGGGTGGGTCTGAGCAGGATGGCGACGCTGGCGGCCGGGATGTCGAAGCCTTCAGAGACGACGTCAACGGTCACCAGCACTCGGACGGCGCCAGCTGCAAACGCGGCGACCACGCCATCACGGTCGGCGGTTCCGCCCAGCAGCAGGGCTGCGCTGATCCCTGCCGTCTCAAATGCGTCTCGAACCGATTCGGCATGAGCGACGTTGCAGCAGAACGCGATCGCCTGTTGTGCCTCTGCCAGGCGTTGGTAATGGCTGATCGCGTCACCGGTGACCGTTGGCCTGGTCATGGCGGCCGCGGCCTGATCGTTGGCGTAGTCACCAGCACGGCGGCGCAACTGCGACAGATCGGCCACCATGGGCGGCGCAAAGATCCGCGCGGGTGACAGGTAGCCGGCAGATGTGAGCATCTGCACCGATGGTCCTTCGATCAGCGCGTCGAAGCTGTCGCCAAGGCCGCGACCGTCAAGCCGGCAAGGTGTAGCGGTGACGCCCAGACGTAGCGCACCAGGCCAGTGGCTCAGGATGCTGGACCACGAGCCAGCGGCGGCGTGATGTGCCTCATCGATGATGACCAGGCACGGCTCCCAGTTGATCGTGGCGAGCCGGCGCACGAGCGTTTGCACAGATGCAACCTGGACCGGCTGCTGCGATGGCTCGATGCCAGCCGCGATGATGCCGTGTTCGACGCCAGCGGCGGTGAGTTTGCTGCTGGCCTGATGCATCAGTTCACGGCGATGCACAAGGATGAGCACCTTGCGGCCGCGAGCTGTGGCGCTGGCGGTGATGGCGCTGAAGACCACGGTCTTGCCCATGCCAGTGGCGCCCACTAGCAACGGCGCCCGAGCGCCCGAGCGGTAGGCATTGCGAAGATCCTCGATCGCGCGGTGCTGGTAGGGGCGCAGCTGCATACGGTTGTTGCCATTTGTCGCCTGATCCTATAGCTTGTGGGCTGTTGCGTCACCCCATGGAGAACGCCGACTATCACGCGCACCCGGCCGTGAGCAAGTCAGGGCTTGACCTGATCGCTCGCAGCCCGCTGCATTACTGGGCGCGCTACCTCGATCCGAATCGCGTGCCGACTGAACCGACCGCTGCGATGCGGCTGGGGACTGCCGTCCACACGCTGACGCTCGAGCAGGATCAGTTCGAGAATCGTTACGTCACAGCGCCGGTGGTCGATCGCCGCACCAAAGAAGGCAAAGCCCGCTGGCTTGAGTTTGAGGCCGAGGCTGCTGGCCGCGAGCTGATCAGTGCCGACGATCGTGCCACGGTCAGCCGTATGGCTGAGGCCGTCTGGCGCCACCCTGCCGCGGCCATGCTGCTGCACTGGCAGGGCAAGGCTGAGACCACGCACATGTGGACCGATGCCACCACTGGCGTCGAATGCAAGTGCCGGCCGGATTGGCTGACCAATGACGGCAACCTGATCGTTGATCTGAAGACGACTGAGGACGCCAGCCTTCGCGGCTTTCAGCGCAGCGTGGCGACTTACAGATACCACTGCCAAGCGAGTTGGTATCTGAACGGCATCGAGGCCGCGACGGGCCACCGGCCGGATCAGTTCATCTTCATCTGTGTCGAAAAGAAACCGCCGTTTGCTGTGTCAGTCATGGCAGCCGATGCGGAGATGATCCAGATCGGCGCCGAGACGGCTGCGCGCGACCTTGAGGTGTACGCCACCTGCAAGGCCGCTGATGCGTGGCCGAGTTACAGCGACCAGATCGAGCCGCTCAGCCTGCCGCCATGGATGCGGCCGCGGGCTGATGGTTCACTCCCTAATCCACCTGAGATCGAGACCTACTGATGGAATCCACAGCACTCACCACCACCCAGCCGGGTGGGTCAGTCTTTTCGGGGATTCAAGCCTTCGAGGATGCCCAGCGCATCGCCAAGGCATTGGCAAGCAGCACCCTGATCCCGCCGCAGTTCCAAGGGCAGCAGGGTTTTGCCAACTGCCTGGTCGCGCTTGAGATCGCCAACCGGATGGGCATTAGCCCGTTCTTGGCGATGCAGCACTTGCATGTGATCCACGGCCGGCCGAGCTGGTCCAGCAGCTTCATCATCGCGATGGTGAATGGTTCCGGCCGGTTCAGCCCGCTGCGGTTTGAGATCAGCGGCGAAGGCGACAGCCTTGCCTGCTATGCGGTCGCGACTGATCTGGCCAGTCAGCAGGAACTCAAGGGCCCGACCATCACAATGGCGATGGCCAAGAAAGAAGGATGGGCGACCAAATCGGGCAGCAAGTGGCAGACGATGCCTGAGCTGATGATTCGTTATCGGGCCGCGGCGTTCTGGGGCAGGCTGTACGCCAGCGACATGCTGCTGGGGATGCAAAGCCAGGAGGAAGTGGTGGACATCGAGCCGGTCAAGGTGCGCACGGCTGAGCCTAAGTTGCCTAAGACGAGCCTCGACGATCTGAACGCGCAGATCGCCGTCGAGCCTGAGCCTGAACCGGTGGAGGTGATCAGCGATGAACTCTTCTGATTATCTGACCGGTCCCCAGTTGGCTGAGCGTTGGGGGCTGCACCCTGACACGCTGATGCGCTGGCGCAAGGCGGGCAAAGGTCCGCCGTATTTCAGAACTCCGGGATTCGTGCTCTATCCACTGGCCGAGGTAGAGCAATACGAAAAGGCCAACACCATTACCCACGATCAATCATGAGCTTCAAAGCAAACGGCGCACTGTTTCGCAACACTGAAGAGAAGCTGCGCGCGCGTCTGGGCGATCGCTTCGATGCGTCGAAGAATTATCCGATGTATGACGGGGTGATCAGCGTGCCGGCCGACCAGGCCTATGCGCTGGCCAACTACCTGATGAACGCGCAGCCGAACGATCGGGGCAACATCCCGATGCGGATCAGCGGCTGGCGGAAGGAACCACAAGGCGGCGGCGATGCGTATGTGTCGATGTCGATCGAGCCGGACTACAAAACCCAGAAGGCGATCGAGGAAGCTGCGGCCACGACGGTGCCTGCTGCAGCCGCCAGCCTGGCTCAGGCCACCGGCGGCACGGTGATTCAGGCCGACGTGTTCTGATTCATCAGCATCAGCTCCAGGCGCGCGATCTCATGGACTGCGGCCTGGAGCATTTCCTGCTGGCGGTAGTTCTGGCGTAGCAGTTGCGCTGCCAGCTTGCCGACGGTGCCATGTTCGGCCAGGCCGCGGCAGTTGCTCTCAAGTTTGAACAGCCGCTCTGCTGGGATCTCGACCTGCATCCATTTTCCGAAGTCCATCGATCTGGGGCAGTTGCCCCATGTTGCCCATGATTTGCCCAGACTGTCGCAGCAAGAACCACAAGGTCCCGGTCACCAATGGCCAGATGGATGATCAGATCGTCCGCAAGCGCGTCTGTGGCGACTGTGGCCATGTCTGGTTCACGGTCGAGGTAGAGGTGCCCAAGTATGCGGTCGGCTGGTCGTCAGGACTCCAGCGAAAGCCCGTTCTGCGCGTGCCGGCTGAGGTGACCACTGGCATGGTCCGCATCGGGGCGAGCCATGAAGAAGCGCAGGACTCAATCCAGAACCTGCTGGACGCCAACCGTCGAAGATCGGAGGCTGCCGAACTGCGGCGCAATGTAACGGATCACAACAGCCGGGGCTGACAGCACGCCGTCTACGGTGTATTGTTAGGGGACCGGAGGCGAGAGCTTCCCCACCCACCGCCAACCATGACCACCGCCACCGTTCAAATTCAATCCGTCGGCCGTTGCAAGGGCAAGCCCGCCGGTCAACTTCAAGCCGGCGACGTGACCATCTGGAACTTCGGCTACACCCACACCTTCGTTGGTTTTGTCAAGGAGACCAAAGCCCAAGTAATCGCTCAATTCGCCAACAACGACGGCACTACCTGGGAGAAGCGGATGGGCAAGGACCGCCTTGTCGCCGTCGTCTGAGCCCTTCGGGGCTCCCCACCACCACCCACACCACCATGATCACCAATCCTTGGATCAACCGCTGCGCCGCCCTGGCGCTGCTGTTCATGATGTATGCCGTCGGCATCAGCGTTGGCCGTGATCAGGCCGCCGAGGCGCATCACAACCACCCCGCCTGCCATCCGAACCTGAAGCCATGACCCCTCGTCGCTTCTACTTCCAGATACGCAGCGCCAACGTGATCGAGGCGATCACGGCGCACACCCTGACCGAAGCCAAGCAGATCGCGCAGCAGTCCGGCTGGATGCCGTGGTGGGCTGAAATCGAATGGCTCAATCCTGAAACCGTCACCGACCCTGCAATCCATGGCTGACACCATTGGCGCCATGCTCCCGTGGGCATGGCATGAAGAACCAGACGACAGCAAACATGGCGAAGGCATCAGCCGCCCGCGGCATGGCGCTCAGACGCGCGAGTATCGCGTGCAGGTGCGCAAGGCCCACACGCAACCGATGATCTGGATCACGCAGGCAGAGACCAAACGCCACGCGCTGCGATACGCCCAGAACCGTTGGCCGAACGCGGCCGTGGAGGTGGTGTGATGACGCCATCGGAATCGTGGGCATACGTCGAGAGGCAAACTGCAAAGTTTGAGGACAGTTTTCTGCCTTGCCTTCTAGAACTCCGCGCCAGGGTCGAGGCACTGGAGGCCAACTCCAAACCATCTTCTAATTCCCCCCAAATTGGGATGTCGTTGGTGGAGCGGGTAGGCGCTGCAATCTTTGAGCAGTTTGAAAACAACGCTGGGAACGAAGCGGAAGCCCGCGCCGCGATCCGCGAGGTGTCTCGATGGATTGACGCCGAAGCGCGCTTGCGGAGATTGCAACCCCATAACGGGGTCTACTCGGCGGCTGATTGGCTGCGTGGAGAGCTGGAGCTGGAGGCCGGCCAATGACCAACCACATCCGCGCGAAGCTCGAGGCCTTGATCAGCGACTCGAGCATGTTCAACGCCGGCCAGCTGGAAGAACGCCGTCGGCTGCAGCTGCTGCTGACTGCAAGGGTGGACGAGCTGCGGAGCGGTCCTACCGTGCCGCAGGTGAGCGCGATTTGCGCTGAACTGCTCAGGATCCGCCAAGCCCTCGAACCATGCTGAACAGCAGCCAACTCGAACAGCAACGCTCCGACATGCTTGAAGCTCTGTACCACGCGAGCGGCCGAACCTGCGGCACCTACACCGGGCTGTGGCAGGAGTTCAGCCGCGACATCGCCGCCAACTTCCGCGACACTGACTACGCCGACCTTCACGCCGCCTGCGTGCTGGCGATTGGCGAGGCCGAAAGCCATCTGGCCGATAAGCACGCCCAGCAGTGCATCCGCATCTGCCGGCAGTTCTTGCTGAGGGGCAAATGGCTTTGATCCGTTGGATGTCGAGCCATCAGACGGCTCGCGAGCTAGGCATCTCTGTACGCACGTTGCGCCGGTGGCGCGAATCTGGTCGGCTCAAACCTGGCGAACATTATCGACGCAAAGGACCATCGCCTGACAGCGACGTTATCTACAACGTGGCTGCTTGCGTGCAGACCATTGACGACTTCACGCGCGATCGCGCCATGGAGCTGGGGCATGTCTGATCTGATCAACCATCCCGACCACTACAACCAAAGCGAGATCGAGTGCATCGACGCGATCCAGGCGGCGCTGGCGCTCGATGAGTTCCGCGGCTACTGCAAAGGCAACATCCTGAAGTACGTCTGGCGCGAACGGCACAAGGGCGGCGCGCAATCCTTAATGAAAGCCCGGTGGTATCTGGACCGCCTTATCGGCACCATGGAGCCATGAAACTGCCCCACCTCAACTGGCTCGAGCGCTGGGCGTTGCGGCTTCTGCACCGCAGCCCGCGGATGTCGCTCGTCATCGCCAAGCCGATCAACAGCACCCTGATCTCATGGTCGGCGCTCGAGGATGACGAGCTGGCCATGGTGATCGCTGAGGATCTGCTGCTCATGCCAGACGATGACGAGCCGTTGTCGATGCAGCTTGAGCGCATCTATCACCAGCCGTCTTACGGCGAACGCGAATGATCAGCTTGTACGCCGGCCGTTTGCTGCTGGTGTGCACCTGCAGCTCCCGCAACTGGCAGGCTCATGTCGTGCTGGGTCCAAAGCCTGAGCTGCAGATCAAGACTGATACAGGCACCGTCCACTTGCCCACGGCGCTCGAGCGGGCGCAATCGGTCTATCGGATGGCGGTGACGCAACTGCGGCCTGCTGATGCGCCGCGCATGTGCTGGGACTGCCTGCAATGGGACATGCGCATTCAAGGGTGCGACCTGAACTTGCCAGAAGCGAAGCGCAGTGGCGGCCGCTATGCGCCGCGCTGTGAAATGTTCCAGCCATGCCGCGCGAATGGGTGACCGCCACGCGTGAGCCGTGGTGCCCGTTGATCAAGGAATGCCTAGCCGCGATCGATCGGCACAACCGTCTGTTTTTCCAGACCGGCGACCGCTGGCATCTGCTTCAAGCCGAACAGCTGCGGCAGTATGTGATCGAGCTGAAGGACTGGATCAGCGGCCATGAGCGAAGCGCAGGTGCTGAGCCGTATTGACCGCAACGGCGGCTGGATCGAGACGTTAGAGCCCGAAGGCGGCGGTGAGCTGTACTACCGCAGCTGTGCCCACGGTATGTGCCGGTACTCGAGCGACCTATGGCAGGCTGAGCTGTATCTGGACCATCTGCTAGCCCGATGACGCTGGTCTACCTAGCCGCCATGTACTGGCTGATCTGTGCTCTGGTCATCCTGCTGCTGAGCAAAATCCTGCCCTAGCCACTGGGCGATCGCCCACTCGCTGAATGCCGACCAGAACGGCTGGGCGCGATACCAGTCGATCCATGGTTTGTGGCCCTTGCGGCTGTTGCAGCCGAGGCAACAGGCGACCATGTTCGAGCGCACCGTCAGGCCGCCGTGCACCTTGGGGATGACGTGGTCGAGCGTCGGGCTGCGGCCTAGCGCATCACCGCAGTAGGCGCAGCGGTAGTTCCAGGCGAGTAGGACCTGATCGCGCGCTGAGCGTCGAGTGACGAGCCTGGTGCCATCAATGTGCGCTTTGTCCACTGAGATCCGGCGGCAGGGGCATGGCCTGAACCTCAAGGCTCAGGATGTCGTCGTCGTCGTGAACGTGTTCCGCTATGCGGCTGTAGACATCAGCGGGTAGGTTCTCAGGGTCAGCGTCTGAGCGCACCACAACGGTGGCCTTGACCTCGACGATGAACGCCT